CCAGGTATCGCATTATTTCCTATCATCGTATTTGCTACAGAAAGAGGTGTCTGCGTTGTCCAAGGATATGATGAAGTTAAAGAACCATTTAAATAAATTTTTAATGTTTTTGACGCAGTATCAAATACTAGACAGTATACAATAGGCACAGTAGTACCAGGAGCCGTGGATATATCTTCCTTGAACTGCGCATAAGGACCCGTTATTGCGGAAGAACCATCAAACTGTGTGCCAACTGTCATAGCACCATAGGCACCATAGAATGTTCCCACGGAATTTATTCCAGCACGCCCTGCCGCAAACATCCAGCCAGCAATAGAAGAAGTAGGATTAAAAGACATTAGAATTGTAAAAGATCCTGTTACCTCTGTTAACGCTCCATCAGGAAGATTCATACCACCTGAACCATTAAATAAAACACCTGTTGAAGTGACGGAAACACTCGCGCCAGCTTGAAGAACAGCATTATTGCCATTTGTAGACTTATCAACCCATCTCTTTATTAGAGAATTGCCACTCCACCCATTTCCACTTACATCCGCAGAATCTAACCACAGTTTAACACCACTTATATCATCGGGAGACCATGTATCGGGGATGAGGAATGTATTGCTTGCTATGGGCACAGTAAAAGAAGTCGCTACAGCAGAGTGATAAGGATGATATAAAGGTAGATTCTGCTGAAGATTCCATTTTCTCGCTAAATAACCCTCTACAACTTGTCTTTGGCTAATATTTAGTTTATCAGAATATATCAAGACTTCTGAAATAGAACCAAACCAATTTGTACCTAGAACTAAAGAATTAATAGATGCCATTTCATTACCATACATATTAACCGAGACGCCATCGACATAAAAATTTACATATATCTCACCTGCTACAAAACATACTATTCTCTTGTATTTGTAGTTTGATAAAGAAGAATTTTCAAATGATGTTCGAACATTTAATCCTGATGTTCTATCAACGCCAATATTCATATTTCCACCAGCAATAGATATAGGTTGCGCTTGCGTAGTAGAAAGAGTATATTCTTGTACTATGAAAAGTGTAAAGTTATTAGAAGGGACATTCAAAGGAACAAAAATAGATGTTCCTCCAAGAAATACTACTCCTTCACCTGGCATTATATAAGGATTTCCTGCTTGAATATTACCATCTGCGCCATTCCCAGATTTATTAGACCAAGTTGTTTCACTCAAAGATCCTTGATCTGCGCCATCAAGCCATAAAAGTAATCCTTGTATTGTTGTAGGATTCCAAGAACTTATAGAAGGTTGTGTTAAAGAGGTTGTTGAGTCTGGGCCTAGTGTTTTGAATGCGTGTGTGCCAGGAAGAAGCCCATTTAATCCCCACTTCCAAGCCAAATATCCCTCTAACACATTCCTATGAAAGGCAATAAAAGGTCCATTAATTACCACTAATTCTTTGATATTCGCAGAAGTTGTATTGATATTCACCAAAGAAGAAGATGTTATAAAAGTGCCAGTTACATCAGTAGTATAAACTTCCATACCATTCATATAAACAATTTCTCTTGTTCCAGTCTTTTGTATTATAATTAATACATTACTAGCGCCTGCGATAGGTGAGTAAGATTTGCCACTTGCTACTCCTGTTCCAAACTCCCAATAGAGTGAAGAACCAGCTGTTACGCGCGTTGTATTCCATGATAAAAATGGCGTTGGTTCTTGTTGAGTACTATTATATACAAACGCAATTGTAGCAGTACTTGTTGATATACGAACAGTTCCTTGTAAATTAGTTGGCGTTCCTATTAAAGGAAGTCCTGTTGCCTTATTCATCCAAATATTTGGATCAGCCCCAGAAATATCATAAGTATTAGAATCTAACCATAGGGCGACTCCAGATAATTCTGTTACACTAAACGGAGGAGCTAAAATAGTACTTGGTTGATTTGTGTAAAAGGGATGTTGATTGCTTAACTGTGTATTCATATTCCACTTCCACGCCAAGTATCCTTCCACAGTTATTCTCTCAGATGATGTTAAACTCTTAGAATATACGAGGATTTCATGTATATCTCCATGCATTAACTCTAAAGGATTTGCGGTTCTTCCAATAAAATTATTACTAGCATCTTGTATATTAAAACTACCCTCATCTTGTGATTTTAGAACACCATTTACTAATAAGACTCTTACTCCAGAAGGATCATAAGTATATTCAATTATTACCTTTGTCTCATCAGGAATAGAATACCCATATAACCCATTTCCCCAAGAATACGCTGAAAGTGTTGAGCCATTCTTTGATATTCCCACAGCATTATTCGCAGTCATGGAACCACCGCCTATTAATCCTGTCGCGTGTTTAGAAGAAGCAAATGAAGCAACTATGAAATAAGAAAATGGATGATTGTTTACTGGAAGAGATGAATCAGGTAATTTGAAATATTGTGTCTTACCATCAAATGAGACACATCTCCTAATGGGATTATATGAAGGAACATTTGTTTGACTAGAATAAGCAGGATTGCTTGCTAATGCTGTATTATTATTGCCAGATCTATCTGTCCAATAATTGATATCATAAATTCCTGGCCACTGCCAAGTAAAGCCAAAATAATATGGTTGATAAGCATCAAACCATAAACTACATCCTGTTACACTTAGAGGAGACCATGTTGGAGCAGGTCCCAAAGTATCTACTATAATAGGAGTGAATAGATTAGGAGCCTTCTTGTAATATGGATGGTTTGAAGGTAAATTAATACTCCACTTTGAAGCTAGAGCACCTTCTACAAGTTGTCTTTCAGAATCTGTTATATAATCATTAAAAACAATAACCTCATATACATAACCACTTATATCTTTCACAAGAGTATTATATGATCCACTTATATCACCAGCAAATTGATTAGAATGTGTTAGAGTATTTATTCCATTATAATATCCTTTAATAGTATTCAAGTCCATGGTAACAACGGCTATCCATTTCTGACTAGGAGAACTTGATAAAGTATAGGAACCCACAGTATCTGTGAAAGAGAGGCGTGTTGGTGAGCATCTTAATCCTGGGAATCCTTCTTGGTATATATAACTCCCTTCAGCTGAGCCTGGATCTGGTAAAGAAGCAACTACTATAAAAGTCATCGCCTCGGTAAATTTCGCAATAAAAGCATTCAACCCCTTTCCTTGAGAAAATGATACACCTCCATTTGAAAATATTGGTGTTAAATTGTAATCAGATTGTATTAAAGTACTTCCATTAATATTATTATTTGATTTATTTGCCCAATAAGAGATTATTTGACCTTCGTTCGCAGGTTGAGTATTATTAAAAATATCCATAGAATCATACCAAGCTGAAAAGGAAAGAAAACTTATATTAAAAGTCGCAAAACTTCTTGTCAAGGCTGTTGGAGGAGATAATCCAAAAGGATGATTAGGATATAGGAATGCCTGTAAACCCCACTTCCAGGCTAAATAACCCGCTATTACTGCCCTTGAAGTTTCATCAACATAGGTATCATATATTAAAGTCTCTGCTATTACTCCATTCCAAGGATTTGAAGAGCCAGGACCAGAACCAAGAGTATACCCATTATATGTTGTTGGGCTTGTAGAATATGTCTGGTTAGTTTGAATATACCAATCATTTGTTGAGGTTCTAGAAGTAGATCCATACCCTTGTAAATATTTCTGTTCCATATATATAAATCCAACATTCATTTGTGGAACTTTGGTTAATGTTGCGAATCCTTGTACACCTGTATAATTTTGTATAGAAAGAGGATCATATAAACCTATGTTTTGCCCATTTGTCCTTGTATACCCAGCTTGTATAGGAACACCACTCTGATCCAAATAGAAAGGAGTTTGCACAGAAGTGTCTTTCATTAATAAAACAGTAAAAACAGTTACTCCACCACTTGTTAAGCCTTTGCGTGAAGTTAAAGATCCTGTGAGCTTTGCGGAATTCAAATCAATCGCTCTTAATCCATTTATATATGCGACAGTTGCTAAAGGAGATGAACAAGTTGCATCATTATCATTCCCAGATTTATCAGTAATTCCAGTTACATTTGACCCAGATAATACTAGACTCGTAGAAGTGTCAAGCCAGGCAATAAGACCAGGAATACTCTTGGGACTCCATGTGGATTGTGTTAGAGGTGGTGTTGATGCTACTAGCGTAGGAGCCGCAGCAAAGTAAGGATGAATTGATGGTAGATTGCCTCTTAGATCCCATTTCCAACCTAAATATCCTTCCAAGGCTTCTCTCTGATAGCTCTGAAGAGGTTGATCTTTTATAACAATCATTTCCGCTAAATTGTTATGGGAATTAGAACCAAGATTGGCAATATATTGGCCATTTGGCACAGTTGCCTGCGATGATGTAGTAGTGTATGAAACATTTCCATTTATATATAAGGTCTCCTGGTAAAATGATTTCTGTAGTACGATAATATTGTAAGATCGCCCAGCCCTTACGCTTGAATCTACATTCATCTCTATAAAAGTCCAATCAACCTTGTTATCTAATATTCCCATTACTATCTTTCCAAAGGAACCTACTTGATTTAATGAGAGAATTGTGCTAGAGAGTTGTGATGGGGAATTTGCTGCTACAACGGCCGCAAAAGTGAGATAGGATGAACCAGAAGCTTCCAAGGTAGGACCCATCATTATATCTGTGCCATTAAAAGAAAGAGTAGTTAAATTATTTAATCCATATAACACAGCCTCTGGGCCGTTCTGAGAAGTAAAATTGCGGTAATGTCCTGACTTGTCCTTCCACAAGGATACTTGGCCAGCATTTGTTGAGCCAGAAACATTAATAGTATAAAATAAATAGGGAGCAGCACAGGCAAATAAGGTTCCTGATGAATCTACTTGAGTAGCTACTGTAGTCCCAACATATTGAAGAGGACTTCTTAAGAGGTTCATAGAATTTGTTTCTAAATCTAATACTTTCAGAAATCTGTTATACCCAACATCAGTTATATACAATTTATTATTATTATATGACACATAATAGGGGTTTATTAATCTATCAAGAAAGCTGCTATTTACTTGAACAGTTGTAACAACTCCTTGAGGAGTTATTTTACGAATAGCGTTATTATTATAATCTGATATATATAAATTATTTTGATTATCTATTGTTATATTCTGAGGATTATAGAATCTTGCTTCAGTACCTGTCGCATCATAATAGGCATATTGTCCCTCTGCTCCAGCAAAATGAGATAAATTAAATGAAGTATCTGCCTTTGCGACGTGTTGATTCTGTAAAAAGAATAAGTTTCCTGAATTATCAAATACTAAAGAACTAGGTGCATTTAATTTTGTATTTATTCCTTGTGTAAATGTGTAATTTATACTTGACCCCGCAAATGTTGTCACAGGATTTCCTTCGAGAGGAGAAATCTTTCTAATTGTGTTAGAACTATACTCTGCCACATAAATATTACCATTTGAATCTCCAGTTATTCCATGAGGTCCACCCAATCCTGAAGCATATAATGATGTTGTTCCCTCATTCCATCTATATACATTACCCGTTCCGTTTGAAGTAATATAAAGAATAGAATTGTAAAAATATAATTGCATAGGATATGTAATAGTTCCACTAATAATTGTTGATACAGTACCATCCTGTGTTATCTTACGAACAGAATTATTATAGTAATCTGTAACATAAAAATTACCCGTGTTATCTGAGCATATTCCCACAGGTACATAGAATCTTGCTGTTTGTGAAGAACCATCAACAAACCCTGTTGATAGTTGAGAATCTCCAGCAAACACACTTAAATTACCCTCCATATCACAACGAATAATATTGTTTCCTGACTGATTAGCAATATAAAGAAGACCATCTATTCCAAAACAAATTTGCCCAGGATTATATAAAGATGGTAGAGCACCTGGCACGCCAGGTATTCCTGCGAATGTAGTTACATTTCCAGCAGAATCCATTTTTCTTATTACATGATATGCTTCATCTGATATATATAAATCTGTTCCCTTGCACGCTAGACCACGAATATTATAAAAGTATACAGCAGCTCCACTACCATCAGCATAACCACCCGCACCCCCATTACCTTGTGCTATAGTATTTGTATAACCACCCCCTAATAAATAAGTTAATTGTCCCTGTGGTGTAAGGCTAGATATACTTGTGTTATCTCCAATATACATAATTCCATTAGGAGCTGTTGTAATTGCGAAAGGATTCATTAGAACTGCCCTAGCACCAAGGCCATCTACGTGGCAATTTATGGGATATCCTATTACTGTCTCAACTGCGCCTGCGGGATCTGCGCGACGAATACAAGCATAAGGAGCATCAAGAAAATATGTGTAGCCATTATGAACTGTTATAAATGAAGGTGAATTTATAATACACCCTGAAGCATCACCATCTCTAAATCCTTTTATTAGCTTATTACCGCAAAAGGTTGACGCAACTCCATTAGGCTTTATTTTTCTTATAACATTATTTAGTGAATCAGCAACCATTAAATTATTATGAGAATCAATAGCGAAATATCCATTTGTATAAAATGTCGCCAAAGAACCAGAACCATCTTGATATCCTGCTACACCATTTGTTCCAGAAAATAATGTCTGTGATCCAGGGGCAAGAGGCACCTCTGTCCCAGAAGTATCATATACTAGTGTATTTACATCAGCAGCATCTAGCCATAGCTCAAGTCCAGAGAGTTGAGTAGGATTCCAAGACTTGTAGGTAGCAGGAACAGAAGGTAGCCACTTTGTCTCAAGATATCTTGTTATAGTTGTACGCTGTGCTTCTGTCAACTTCTTCTTATAAGATATAAACTCAAAATGG